TTTAAATTGCCGTTGACAGCAGCTCTTTAGTAGCTGTTTGCAAGGCAAATGCTCCCATATCAGCAAGCACTGCTTTAGTGGCATTACTCCAAGTCAAGGTGCCATTCATAAGGGACTGAATGCCTTGATCCCAAAGGTTGGCAAGACGAGAAGTAAAGCCACCAAACTTAGCCTCAAAGTCTTTCATTTCCGCATCACTGATTAAGCCCATAGACTTAGTGTCAGCAACTTTCTGGTCTGTCTCTAAATCAGAAATGTTGTTGGTGATTTGGTTTTGGTTACCTTGTTTGCCTGTAATGTTGGTCTGCTCATTTTCCAAAGCCAAACGCTCTAAAAGACCTTGCCGCTTAATTTCGCGTAACTGATCTTCTAGCTGTTTTTCCAACTGAACTTTACGGACATTTGAAATTTTCTTGGCATCAAATTCAGCCTGAATTCGAGCTGCTTCAATTTCATAAAGTCGTTGTGCTTGCTGTTGATAATTGTCGATCTGTTCTTCACGAGCTTTTTTGTATTCCTCAAACTCTTTTAAACGGATAGCAATAATCTTGTCTGAAGCATCCTTCTCGGCTTTGACTTTTGCAGCGGCTTTTTCATCTGCAGTCATCTTGGATTTTTCAATCTCTTCCAGTGCCTTTTGCAGATCTAAAGCGACTTTCTTTTCTTCGGATGCATATTTATACCGAATATCAGCCAGCGCTTTAGCGGCTTGCTCCGCTTGTCGTTGACGCTCTTTAGCCTCTTGCTCAGCTTTTGATTTAGCCGATGATTTAGATCCACCTTTCTCGTCCTTTTCACCAGTACCAATACCTAATTTTGTATTAGGTGGTGCAGTTCCTAAACCAAGCTTAGGAGGTTTTGGCGGTTCGACTGGTTTGGTCGGATCCTTAAATACATAGTTGGTAATCTTCTGATTACCCGCTGTTGTAACCTCAAGAATTCGCTTACCTGCTGTGACAAGTGAATTTGCTGCTGTAGTGGCTCCTGCATTCCAAGAGTTTTTCAGGTCAGCCATGCGGCCTTTCATTTGATTGGTATAACGTTCTGTAATCCCGCCTAATTGAGATAATCCACCTTCCCATGCAGCTTTTGCGCCTGAGAAGTTAAAATGGAGGATATTATTAACAACACTACCAAATGTTTGAAACTTAACTTGTAGTACATCCAAACCATACTGAATAGTACTTCGTACCATATCAAAGCCAGCCATAAGGCCATTAAAAGCAATGATTAAAGCTTGGCATACCGTGACTACAACGGCGCGAATAATTGCAAATGCAGATTGAACACCTACCTGAAAGCCTGTAACCACTACACCTAAAGCACGCAGAACCACAGATATTGCATCCATGAAACCAATCTGAGTATTAGCATCGTCTCCGATACTTCCAGTTAAGTCGCTCCAGATTCCCCCGATAGTTGTAAACTGCTCACTTAGAATGCTAAACAGGCTTTCAAAAATTCCAATAATCGATTTAATTGAATCATCAATGGCATCCTTGGAATCAACTGCAAAAGTTAAAAATTGATTAGCTAATTCAGTAAGGGATGGAGCTGCTTGTGCTGCAATACGGGTTAATACTCCTTGAAGTGTTGTTTGAACAGTCTCAAGGGACGTATTAAATTCTTTGGTAGCAGCTATGGCATCTTCACTCATGATTACGCCTAAATCATGAGCCTGTTTAGCGTACTCTTTTAATTTTTGACCATTGTTATCCAGTAATGGAGCTAATAATGTTGCATCGTTCGCAATGGCTTCCATATAGAAAGTCATTTCAGCCTGTGACACATTAGCTTTTTGCAAAGTCTGGTAGTACTTTTCTAGGATTTGCGGACCAGATAAGCCTTTAAATTGTTGGGCGGTGACACCGACTTTTGGCGCGATCTTCTCAAAGAAATCGGCCATCTCACCACCACCAGTTTGCATGAAGTCACCAAACTTATCGTTTACATCTTTCATGATGTCCGATAGCTTGTCCTGCTCCACGTTTACTTTTTTGGCAGCAAATGCCCATTCTTGAAATTCTAAAGTATTCGAGTTTGCTAATCGGGCTTGAATCTCTAACTCTTTGGAAGCCTTACCCACTGCAGATACAAGATCAGGAATTGCTGCAACCGCTTCCGCTGCACTTCTAGCAATCTCTTGGCCAATACCAAGAAAAAAACCGCCTCTGACTAAAGATAGGCCATTAGTCAGCGAGCTCTTAATATCATTGCCTACTGTCTTGAACTTATCAGAAAGGTTTGAGGCAAAGCCATTTAGCTCTGACCGTAGATTAGAAAGATCAAGTTTAAAATCAATGTTATGCCCAGTACTTTCAATCTTCTTGGCGGAATCTGAAACTATTTTTTCTGCATCTTGCATACCTTCCTTTAACTCGGAAGTTTTAGCACCAACATGCACTTCGACACGGTTATTATTTGCCATACACACCTCATAGGCATAAAAAAACCTTGCCGATGCAAGGTAAATTTGAAAAATAAAAAACCCCGTGTGAACGGGGTTATTTTCTAAAGAATATTTATTGAATTACAACTAAGTCAGTTATTCCACAACCTGACGATGCAGCTTGAGAATGTATAAATCCCATATTAAATTGTTTGACTGTTTTAGTTTCACCAGCTTTAACAATCTCATAAATTACTCGGCTATTGCTGTCGATCTTTGTTTTACTATTAGAATAGTGCTCACACTCTACAGTGATATCTTTAATGTCATATTTACTATTATTTTTGATTTTAAAATCAACCAACATGACACTATCAAAACCACCTTTTGACCAATCATAATCAAGTACAGTATTTTTTAATGCATCTTCTTTAGGTGACAATTCTCTAGTGCTACTTGATGAAGAAGATCCCTCTCCACCACCAGCAATAATGCCAATAATAAATAGAATAACAAATCCTAGAAAGATCCATTTTAATAAGGAGCGTTTTTTAACTTTTGCTCCACAACTTGGACAATTTTTAGCTTGAGTACTAACTTGTGCCCCACACTCTTTACAATTTGTTAAAGCCATTGATTTATCCTTATAAAGTTTAATCAACAAACTTTAACCAACGCTTACAAATAATGCAAACAGGGCAGCCTCAACCACCCTGCGGAAAATTCGACAAAACTTCCAACATATCGTCCTCGTCATCATCTGAAACGGTAATAGCTGGCGGAGTATCATCAATACCCATAAATGCTTCCAAAATACGGCAAAGGCGCTGTATTCCAATATGCGCGGGAGGGTTACTTTGCTGATACGCACTTAATGCTCTTAATCTAGGCAGGTCCATTTCATTACGTACATAGTCGTAATCTTTACCCATCGTTAGTACTAAATGCGTGTACAGCTCCTCCCAATCTATTCCCCCGAACCACCTGCAGCGTTGTCTTCATTTCCTTTAAGACCAGACACAGACATTACAGCTTCCATAACTTCCGTGAGTTGATCCATATAAATCATGTCAGCAACATCATCACGTGTGATATCCGGGTAATTGCGCTTAAGCGACTTAAACGCAACATCAATCACGGTACCCACATCATCGGGCTTAAATGCTTGAAGAGCTGGCAATAACTTTTCAACCGCACCAAGTGACAAAGGAGCAAATACAAATGGCTGACCATCAATAATAATTGTTGAGCCACGCGGGTTATCAACTTGCTTAAATTGCATCTGGCATTACTCCGATAAATCAATTTTGAAAACACGGTTAAGATCGTCAGCCATAGGCTGGAATTCAAACTCAGGAATATCGTAATCGTCCTGTTTTGAACTGAATCCAAGTTTGTTACTGGTACAACGGAAGAAATTCATGTGCATGAACTTACCTTTGTAGTCACGTTGCAGGTCAACGGCAAACTCTGGCGTATAACCCATATCTAGGTTAGATACAGTGATTGACTTAGCACCCGCTACCATTGCTGAATAACGGAAGTTAATAAATACCGTTTTACCTGCATCGGCAGCAGCAAATGTATAAGCACCGGTTGCCGCATCTACACTGTATTGCCCTGTTGTTGGCGCTGAAGCTACACGTTTAAGGGGAATTGCTTTCGCATCCGTTACGCCTAGATCCTTTACGAACGTACCGCTATTAGGAACAACCGGAGTAACAGTACCGCCAGCCGGAATCACTTCACCATTAATGGTTTGGGAAACTGTTTCAATTCCACCTTCAGCAACAACGCCACCGAAAAAAATTGAATTTAACAATGTACCGTTAATACGTCCGAAAGAAGCTTTACATTTAATAGTACCTTTACCGCGTGCAGCATCTACGGCGAATTGACCACGACCGAAAAGCTCTTTTAAGTCATAGCTAATATCTACACCAACGGATTGCATCACCCCCACTTCAACTGGTGTGGGATTACTAATCGGTTGCCCGTATACATCTTGAATCGGTGTAGCAAAGATCTTGCCAGCACCAAATAAATATTGAGCCATTTATTTTGACCTCTCTAAAATGACAAAACCGCCATAGAGGCGGTCATAAAATGAATGTTTTGTTAATTGGTTGTGAGGATCCGGATAGGAATAATGGCAATCGCCTGATCATCAAGCATGTTTTCTACTGCTTCATATACTTCTACGGTGCCCTCGATCCAGCAGTGCTCTACCAAACCACCTAAGGTTTGATACTCATTAAAATCTGGATGGTCCGGCTGAATAGCTTCACGTACACGATCGATGAATATATTCATCTGTGATGATGGCGGCTTTGTAGTGTCCGATTCATGAATATAGAGATAAACCTCAGCAGCTAGTTCAACTTTTGAATCTAAACCATGTACCGGGACTTCTTGTTGATTGCCTTGTGTAATAAACATGGCTGGGCGCTGTTCTGGTGTTACATGGTTAAAGTGACGTAAACGGCGACTTGCCGTAATCAATCCCTCTACCCTTGTGCTTAACCTTTCAAACAACGCCTGATAGATTGCTTCACTATCCACCTGCTATACCTCGCTCAATTGCTGCATCAATATTTTTCGGCACAATCTTGGCCACGATATCCAGTGAATCACGCATGAACCGCAATTCCCTAAAACGTACATTCCTTGAATGGGCCTTAATATTGACCTGAACCGGCGAAATAGGCCGGCCAAACGCCTGCTTAATTGTCCTTAGGTGTGCTTTAACACCCAAAGCTCCATTTAGACCAAATTCATGTGCAGGTGCATAAGGTACCAAAGCACCACCAGCTCCTACAGTTCCCTCAATGGAATCCTTATCCTCATCCACCTTTGATGAAACGGATCCACGTAAGCGGCCTGACTGAACTTTAAGTCGTTGGCCACTTAACATGTCTTCCTGAACAATCCGCTGTAAGCGCAAAGTAAGAGCGTTAATCGTGCGTCTTATTTCAAACCTAACGCGATTATTCATCTCATCAAAATTGACCTGAGTATCAACACGATAATCGCTCATAGCTTATTTACTCTTTAGCAGAGGTAGCCGTTTTCTTTGGCTCAACAACTTCAACATAACGCTCAAAACCTAAGGGCTTTAAAATATGGATAATGTCATTATCAGATTCTAAAACGCCGTTTTTGATATCTAGGTTTTGCCCGGCAATAACGAGTTTGGTTGGCTTATAACCTTCTGGTGCCTGATATTTAAAAGGCATGGGATTCTCCTATACGACAAAAGCACCAACACCTAAACGGTTAGGGTTTGTGCCTTCATCATCAATTGGAATTGAATTTTTTAACGCAAGGTAACGCTGGCCATACATGCTGAGATCATAGAAAGCTTCTTTCGATGATCGTGAATAACTCACACTTTGGCCCGCAATTGTCATGCTTGAGGCTGTACCAAAAGCAGCACCAT